CTTTTCAAAGGATAGTCACCCACAAATGAAAGTCATAGATGCAGTATGTATGAGCATGGCAGTTCCCTTTATATTCGCATGTGGAAATTATGACGGTCGTACGTATGTCGATGGCGGAACTAAGGAAGACTACCCGTTGACACCTTTTATGGATAAGAAACCCCACGAAATTACGTGTATCCGAATCAAAATGAATACGATTTACAGAGAAACTATTAATACACCGAAGGAATTTGTGGAGACACTTGTTCGTTCAGCACTCACAGACCGAACGACGTACAGTACCCCTGTAGAGATGGTGGAAATAAATGTGGGTGACACAAATGTTCTTGATTTCAATATGGATTACGAAGAAAAGGTGCAACTTTATAATTTGGGATACACTTTTTTGTCCGTTTAAGATATATGATAGACGCGTGCGATCCAGACGCGGATATGAAAACCCTCAGTAAGCTCATAAGAATGAACACTGGGGAGAACCTTAAACTGACAAGAGAAGAAATCTGTCAGGTGTATGACGAAATTAAAGGTGGTAAGTTACCTTTACCACCCCTCATCATGAATTCAACGCGAACGTATCTCATAGATAAGAAGTCACCCTTAACAGTCAAGGACTATGAACAATACTTCAACTCCTCAACTAAAAAGGGAGTCTTGAAACGTTTCGCTAGAAAGGTTGGTCTTAAAAACATTGATGCTCTAACTAAACAAGACCTAACCGACGCCATAGGTACACGCCTCATGTACATGAACGTCCGTGAACCCGTGAAGATTGTGAGGAGACGCATTGGTGTCAAGAAAGAGACACTAGCTCTCCCAGTGAACAACGTGGGCACTGTCAACAATGGAATCACAAACAACGTGGGCACTGTCAACAATGGAATCACAAACAACGTGGGCACTGTCAACAATGGAATCACAAACAACGTGGACACCGTGAACAATAGAATCACGAACAACGTGGACACCGTGAACAATTTGAGTCTTCCTAAGAACAAACCAAACTCTAAAATTTCTATACCCAAAGGTAGTTTGTTCAAAAAGGAGCAACCACCCGCGTTTATAAGAAATTACAAACCAGGTAGTCGGGTCAAGTTTAACAATGTTTTTGAAAACAAGAAACCTGGTTTTTTTGCTGGTATTTTCGGGAAAAAGGGTAGAAAAGTGAAGCCCGAACCACTACCACTGGAACCCATGGTTCCAGTGGTTCCCAACCGTAGAAACAACGTGGGTCCTGTCGTTCCCAACCGTCGCAACAACGTCAAGCCAGAACCTGTCGTTCCCAATCGTAGAAACAATGTGGGTCCTGTCGTTCCCAACCGTCGCAACAATGTCAAGCCAGAACCCGTCGTTCCCAATCGTAGAAACAATGTGGGTCCCGTGGTTCCCAACCGTAGAAACAACGTGGGTCCTGTCGTTCCCAACCGTCGCAACAATGTCAAGCCAGAACCTGTCGTTCCCAACCGTCGCAACAATGTGGGTCCCGTGGTTCCCAACCGCCTCGACCTCTCGAAAATCAAGGCTAAGTTCAAGACTGATTTGAAGTCTTTGAAGAAGTTGACACCAGTGGAAGTTGACATGTTTTTAGCACGCGTTCGCACGGCTGATAACCTCAATACAATTTTCGATAATGCTCGAGCTATGGATCAGAAAAGGTATGAGCAAGAAGTGCAGAATGCTGAAGCGAAAGCTCAGAAGGCGAAGACCGAGGAGGAACGCAAGGCTGCTCAAGCAGAGCAGATGCGTCTTGAAAAGGAACAGGAAGCTGCTCGTATCAAGGCACAAAAGAATGCGGCTCGTCTGGAAAATGAAGAACGACGTGCTGAAATATCGAGGAAGGAACGCGCCATCAAGAATGCAAAGACTACCTTCTCGGGTGATTTAGCTACACTCAAGAAGCTTTCCAAGTCTGAACGTGCCTCGTACTTGAGTCAGGTCAGAACCATTGACAATATCAATACTGTATTCGAAAAAGCCCGTGTAGTTGATCAACAGAGATATGATCGGGAACTAGCGAATACTGAGGCTAAAGTTCAGAGAGCCAAAACTGACCAAGAACGAAAACTCGCTCAGGCTGAGCAGCGTCGCATCGAAAAAGAGCAGCAAAACGCAGAACGTTCGGCAGAGAAGAAGGCGAAAGCTCTCCAGAACCAGGAGCTTCGTACAAAACAGCGTGATTTGAAACTGGAGGAGCAGAAGAGACGCATTAACATTCAGTCTAGGGAAAAAGCCTTTAAGAATGCCAAGAATTCCTTGAAACGTTCCCTCGCAGATCTTAAACTGACACCTCAACAGAGAAATGGTTTGGTAGCTCGCGTGAAAAATATTGAAAACATCGATGATATTTTCGAAGAAGGTCGTACACTCAGTCGTCAACGTTTCAACCAGAACTTGGCTAATGCTGAAGCGAAGAAGCAGAAGGCGAGAACTGAAAGGGAGAGAAAAGAGGCTGAGGCGGAGCAGAGACGTCTCGTGAAGGAACAAGAAAACACCAAGATTCAGGCGCAAAAGAATGCGATGCGTATGAGAAATTTGGAGCGCAAGATTGAGGATGAGACGCGTAAGAACAAGTTCGAAAACATTATGCGTCAAGCTAACGTAAACCGTGCGTACTTCAATAAGTATGTAATCGGTAAGAACATCAACACACTCAACGTAAATGCCCTCAAGCAAAAGGCAATCAAAGACCGAGAACTTGCTCAGTTGGTGGCGAACCTAGAGGGTAAGACTCCCATCTTGAAATATGTCAATAACTCGAACTATCAACGACTCTATAACAACACCAAACGGAAGATCGAAGAAAAGAAGAAACGTGGTGTCACGAACACAATCGAGAAGAATCTCCTGAGCATCCCAGATGTAGACCAGGTGTACCTAAAGGCGTATGCTGGTAACACACCAGTGAACTCGGTCAACAAACAAGCGCTTACTAATAAGGTTGCGAAAGACCGTAAGGTTCGAAACATGCTTGAAAAGGCTAAGCCTTCTACATTTGGTAAGCGTAAGGTTGTATTCATACCCCCCGAGAAATACAATACTGAACTCGAAAAGGTGCAAAATGTTTTGAACGCGAAAAATACTGAACGTCTGGAGAAAAACACACTCACTCGTCTCACAACGAATGCGGCTGTATCTGCCAACTACGTAAAGGCGTTTGCGGCTGGTAATCCTCTTGTGAATGTTCAATTGAACGCACTCAAACAAAAGCGGAACATGGACTTGGAAGTGGCAAAGCTCAATGCGACTGATGTTAAAACCATCTTTGGTAAATATCAAACAACCGTCCCCAATACACGAAAATTGAAGTACATCGAACCCAGTCAGTACAATATTCAGAAGCGTAAAGCGGAGGAAAATCTCGAGAAGAGACGTGCGGCCAAGGCTCCCAACAATGTGAAGACTCCCAACAACGCCAAGGCTCCCAACAACGCCAAGGCTCCCAACAACGCCAAGGCTCCCAACAACGCCAAGGCTCCCAACAACGCCAAGGCTCCCAACAACGCCAAGGCTCCCAACAACACCAAGGCTCCCAACAATGTGAAGGTCAGTCCTCTCAACCGTTTCAAGAAGGCGGCAAAGAATGTTGGGGTTGCTGAAACTATCAAAAAAGGTGGTATGAATGCTAAGCAGAGAAAGGAAGCTGTGAGCAACCTCGTGAGCAACGCTATCACTACTGTAACTACGACCAATGCGAAGCCCCTAAACCGTTTCAAGAAGTCGGTAAAGAATGTTGGGGTTGCTGAGACTATCAATGCTAAGCAGAGAAAGAATGTGGGACTCAAGCGTAAAGCTATTCTTAACAAAATTTCAAAGTACACCAACAAACGAATTACAATTTTAAAAGGTCGCGCTGGTAACCCTTTCAGGACGGAGGAGGAATACAACCAAATAAACGCTGAAGTGAACAAGATGATTAAACTTGTCGAGGAGGAGGCAAACACGAAGAAGAAGGTTCGTGAAGGTGTCGAGTTCAAGCTCAAGCAAATCAAGGGTCTTACGAACGCTGATGTCGCAGAGTTCATGAAGAAGTGGAACAACTCGAAAAACAAGACCATTTTCAACCAGGCTCGTAAGAGGGGTGCTGGTCGTCTTACAGGTGCGGCAAAAACTGAAGAGAGAACCAAACCCAAGGAGGAAAACAACTTCAATGCTTCTGCTGCTATGAATCAATTGAATCTGGCACCCGCTAAAAACAAACTCATGAAGAAGGCGAGGGACGAAGTCAGTCGATTTGGTGGTCGCATCGGGAAGTGGGACCCCGCCATCAAGAATGTGAAGACTGATACCGAACTCATAAACTTGGAAAAGAAGTTGAATAAAAAGGTTGAATTACGTGGAGAAATTCAGGGAAGTAAGATTGGACCACTGAAGAAGCGTGGTCACCTCGAAAAGGTTATGCAACTCACGAACAACGTGGGTGAGAGACGTAGAATATTCGAACAACAATTAACAAACCTTGCACAAAACACTAAAAAGAAAGAACTCTCGAAATATATTGTGGGGTTGAACATTCCAGCCGAAAACAAGAGTCGATATGTAAAGCAAACGAATAAACCTGGTGCGAACCTGAACCTGATTCGCCGAACTGTTGATAAACAAGTGGAAGAGAAGATTGCCAAGGCTTCCAAGTCCCTCGTTGTGGGTGCAATCGATAAGATTCAGAAGAAGGAAAATAAGGAGGTGTCCAATGTTTCAAAGTCCCTCGTTGCGGGTGCGATTGAAAAGGTGAAGAAAGAAGGGGAGGCAGCTACCAAGATTCAGGCTGCATTCAGAGGTAAGAAGGGTAGAAACGTGGGACGTAAAGCAAAATTAAACAAGGCTCCAACCAACCCCCTTTTTGAAAACAATGGTGAAATTTCAGCTGCTGCCTTCGCACCCAAACCACCAAACGTACCCAAGCCTGCTAAGCCTTCATTCAGAGCCATCGTTCAGAAGGACAGGGGGAAGAGGGTTGTCAACTCGGTCAAACTGGCAGCGAAAAAGACAGCACTCTCTCGTGCCTCTGGTCCAGAGCGTGTCAAGATGGCGAGGAATTTGGCACCAAAGACTCAAGAAAATGTCAAGAAGGTTGCCAATGTTGTGAAGATGTTCAATAGGCAGAGTGCTACGAGTGTTTTGAACCGTCTCAAGAAGTTGACACAGAACGAAAAGACAAAGTACAAGGAGCAAATAGGTCGAGCCAGTACAAAGAGTGAAATTAGAGAGATTCAGGAGAGTGCGGTGAGGGTGGACGCTCGTAAGAAAGCCGAGGAGGACAAGAAGAAGGAGGAGGAGCGTAAGAAAAAGGCTGATGCGGAAGCTGAACGAGTACGTAAGATGAAGGCGAAGAAGGCGACACGTGAAGCCGCGGAGAGGGCGGCAGAGTCTGCCAAAAAGATGCTCACCGAGACTGAAAAGATGAAGGCGAAAGCCAAGGAGAACAAGAAGTTCAACAACAAACTTGCGGAAAAAAGGCGACTTTTGAGAGAAAGAGAAGCTAAGTCGGAACCCAAAAAGCGAAAACCCAAGAAAAAATAATGATTCACCCCGACGACGATTGCACCGTAGTGACCGACATGCCCCTCAGTGACGAAGTCGCTGACTTCATTGAGAAGGGTCTCCATCGAGATATGTCCAAGGAGGATGCGGAAGACTGGTGTGACCAAAATTTAGATGAACTCGCAAGTATATATGAGAAGTATCGGGGTACATACTTGTCATATGGACAGGCGGACATGACTCTTTTTTTTGCACAGACGGTATATGAGAGAGATGACGCTCATGAAATGATTGGTCAATTTGTAGATTTTCAGTGATTGTAATTTAAAGAAATAACCTGCCTTTAATCTAATGGAGGTTTGTGATGTATGTTGTGAAAAATTTAACAAGATAAATCACAAAAAAGTTGAATGTCCCTTTTGCGATTTAGTCACTTGTAGGTCATGCTGTCAGAGATATATCGTAGATTCATTCGAAGACCCCCACTGTATGGGGTGTAAGACTCTCTGGAATCGGGAATTTGTCGATACTTTCTGTACCAGGTATTTCAGGAACACGACATTCAGAAGACATCGAGAGAATGTCCTCCTCGAGAGAGAAAAGGCGCTCATGCCCGAAACACAACCCGAAGTTGAGAGAATACTCTATATGAGAAAACTTCGTCGCACACTTCGAGTGCAGAAAGAGCGTTTGATAGAACTTCACCACAAGTACAAGACATTCGAAAATGAGTTTGACCGTGTTCTTCAGATTCATCCAGATATTAGGAACCTGTACCGAGACATGGAGCGAGTCTATAAGGAACTTGAGCATGTTCGAAACAGTGGCAGGGTGGTGGATGGTGACCAGGTGAAATTTGTGCGTCAGTGTCCACGTGAAGAGTGTAAGGGATTCTTAAATGAGCATTGGTTTTGTGGTCTCTGTGATGTCTATTACTGTAAAGAGTGTAACGAAAAGCAGACCGATGGACACCAGTGCGACCCCACCATCGTGGAGACGATGAAACTCTTGAACAAAGATAGTAAATCCTGTCCCAAGTGTGGAACAGTGATTCATAAGACGAGTGGATGTGCGCAAATGTGGTGCATCTCATGTCACACGGCATTCAACTGGCGTACTGGGGAAATCGAGACTGGTCGAATACACAACCCCCACTTTATCGAGTTCAAAAAGAAAACGATGATGTCCCGAGAACACGGAGACATACCATGTGGTGGTGTACCAACCTTCAGGGAGCTGCGTGAAATTGGTGCCACAAATGAGATTCTTCAATACTCTATGGCTATCCATCAAGTCGAATGGGAAAATATGAACATAGACCTTGAACCTACAAATAATTTACAGATTCGTGTAGCATATATGTTGGATGATATAACCGAGAAAGACTTTAAGGTGTTTTTACAGAGACAGGAAAAGTTCAAGGAGAAGACGAGGGACATCTCGAACATTTTTGAGATGATGGCAAACACGGGTGGTGACCTCCTCCGACAGTATGTCCTCGAACCTGACCGTCATGACGAAATCGTGGAACTTCTCCAGAAGATTATCGACTATGGAAATGAAGTCTTTGAAATAATACGCAAGAGGTACAATAGTAAGTTGCCTCGAAATATTTCTGTGTGACTACAATAAGATGATACTTCTTCTGTTCCTGATCATCATTGTCCTCTACCTGATACCAGTGTACAGGGAACCACGAGTCATGAAAAACTTCCTAACGGATGAGGAGTGTGAATACATCAAGAAGAAGGCTGAGAAGAACCTTCAGACTTCCACCATTGGGGGTGATTACAAAGTTGATGAGCGCATACGTAAGAGTGAGACTGCGTGGTTATCCAAGAGAGACCCCGTCGTTGGAAATATCATAAACAGATGCTTGAAGTACACAGACCGACCCTTCCAGAACTGTGAAAAACTCCAAGTTCTTCGCTATACTCCTGGTGGACACTATGCGCCACACCAAGATGTCCTCAAGCATCAGAAAAACCCCCGTATGTATACGTTTATTTTTGCACTGAACGACGACTACGAGGGTGGGGAGACTGAGTTTCCCAAAATAGAAAAGAAGTTCAGGCTCAACAAGGGTGATGTCCTCTTCTTCGACACACTCGATAACTATGAGCTTGATACGTCCAAGGCTTTACATGGTGGGAGACCTGTAAAGACTGGGGAGAAATGGGTTTGTAATTTATGGGTACACAAGTACCCTTACAGTAGCTGATCACGAACCCTTTCCCTGTTCGCCATGTGGAGCGTCTCTACGTCAGCCTTATTCTGACCCGTATAGGGAACAGCGTACCCTTTGTCACACATCCACTTATTGACATTCGTCCAAGTGCCATCTTCACATACCCAAACCTCGGCGAGTACACGGCCAAATTTACCCCTCGAATCAGCCTCAGGGCATCTGAGTTCGATTTCGATATCATCCTTCTCAGATGCGACCGCCTTCATACACCATTCCTTGAGCTTCTTCTTCGAGAGGAGACCAAACTTCTTCTCTTCAGCGTCCGATGTACGAGACTCGGGGGTGTCAATACCTAGGAGACGAACACGCTGTTTCGTGCAGACATCAAAGCCAAGGTCGATGGCAACATCAATGGTATCACCATCGACCACCTTCTCGAGGGCGGAGACGCGATACTTGAAGTTGCAGGGTTCGACGTTATAGGAGGACATTTTCTATTCAAAAGACACTTAAAATCTTTATATGATATTAAAACATGAAATGCGTCGCAAACTTTTCGGAGAACAATCTGTACAAAATTAAATTAGAAAAAACTCGAGTGAATGTTCTAAACAGATTGTACCATCGACCATCCATACGACGAGAACCAATTGTACCTGACAACCCGAGACTTCGTCTACGGTTCAAGGAAGCCATAGAGGAAGCACAGGAGATATGTGAAGAGGACACCACCTCCGAGGCGTGTCATTGGGCATGGTACGAAGTTGACGAGCTGGAGGATTCCATCATGCGTCGATGATGACTGTGGGTGGTTCATCATCGTATCCATAAAAGTGTATGGAGATACCGTAAAGTTCATTGAGACGTCCGTTTAATTCCTCATTTATGAACCATTTCCATTCACACAAATCTGTAGAAAAGTATTCACATCTATCTTCTCCAAAAGCGCGTTTGAGGAGGAACTCCTCGTAACGAACCTCTTTCATGAGGGAATAGACAGCTTCTGGAACTGGAACTGTACCCATACGAACGGCATCGAAAATGTCGATGACATAGTATCCACGCGCGTCACAGATTATGTTCACCTGTATATCGGGGAACCCTTTGATGAACGATTCAAAGTCTGCATTACTCGGGAGGGTTGTGAAAATCGTATGACCAACTTCATCTGGAATCACTTGCAGGAGTGATGGATGTGTATGATACGCAATAGGTGCGTCAGACCATTCTGCCTCGAGAACACTCGCATCGACACGCGCCCTCTCCTTAGATGTCACGTAGGTGAGACCCTTGTAGTTCATATATTTGTCATACTTGACCTTACCTCCATATTCCCACCTATTCTTTGATGACAACTTACTCACAGATTTCAAATCTCGCACCACGATTTTTGTAATGTGTAACCTGTGTGCGGTCATCCTATATTCATGATGACATTTTTATCCAAGAGTGTAATTTCACCGAGTTGGTCCCATGTATAGTACTTGACGGATATGCCAAACTTTCTACGCATGATGGGGTCTATGTAGTTGTTCACAGCTCGTTTCCATTGGGTAGGTGTGGTTTGGATATACGCCAAATTACTCCACGTGACTGAGACCCTCTGAAATTCCTGACCCTGTACGAGACGGTTGAACTCACGGGTGACGTCAACGATATTGGGTTTGTTCAAGTTTGTTTCGATGAGGTCGATGATGTAGTACCCCTGATTTTCGAGAATGAGATTTGCTTGCATGTTTGGGTATGTGTTTATGTACGTCCTAAAATCAGAGTCACTCGGGTATGTGAAAAGTGGAGTCGCGTATTCAGGGACGGGGTGTGTGTGATACACAATATATTGGGTCATGTCTTCTTGTGTGGGATTCACAGTGGCGAGCTGCTGGTTCGTGCGAGCTGTAGGTCTATTGAACCTGACATAATTACGTGTATTTGATACAGTGAATGGTATTGCACCCGCGTACTCAACCCGTTGTTCCCAAGTCTTTTTGTAAATATCTTGGAGTTCTTTGATTGTTTTACGACTCAAGCGAACAGATAACAGACTGGCGTTGGTACCTGTGACGGTACCCAGGTTGAATGCATCCCTAGGTATGTTCACACGCCTAAAATTACGAGCGAGGCGGTTGATGGCAGCGTTGATTTGTGTCATTCGCCGCCGTCTCTCCATTTCACGACGCCTGTTGAGAGCCTGTCTACGCACAGTTTCAGCCCTGCGTTTCTTGGTCGCTTGGGTGACCGAGACCATCTTACTTTAGATAAAGATTTAAATAGATGGACATCTAATGAACATCGAGGCATTCGCTCGAGAGATATATTCTCAACTAGGTGCTGGTTACAGTGAGAGAGTATATCACAATGCGATGGAGGTTTTACTAAGGGAAAGGGGAATCTCGTATGAATCTGAAAGAATCATACCTATCCCATTCAAAGGACATGTGATTGGTAACTTGAGGGCAGACATAATTATTAACAACGAAACAGTTCTAGAATTCAAGACTATTAAGACTCTGAATGACGCGGCGGAGTTGCAGGGTAATAACTATCTTCGTCTGACAGGTCTGAAGACGGCGTATCTGGTGAATTACCCCCCTCATCCGGGGCGAG